TTCAAAATGATCAAAGACGAAACGACCGGACAGTGGAGAGCTTTCCGGCCTGGGCTAGACGATCCCTCCAAGGCAAAGCCAGCCCCTCCTCTGATCCCACCCCGGATGATTAAGGAGATGTCTTGGGTACTGAAGAACGCAGGTTACCTGAACAAGGCAGAGCTTACTAACGGTTGGACTATTAACTGTTTCTCCTCAGAAGGTGAACCGCCCCAAGGTTTCCAAGCTGACTTGGTACATATCGATGAGGATATTAACAACGAACGGTGGGTTGGGGAAATGCAGGCGCGGCTTGCAGACCGCAAAGGCCGGTTTGTTTGGTCGGCTATGCCGCATAGCAAAAACGATGCGCTGCTGGGATTGTGTGAACGTGCGGACAAGGCAGAGGAAGAGGGGCAAGAGAACCCCATTATTAAGAAGTTCACCCTGCGCTTCTTGGATAACGCCCATATCGACCAAGAAGAAAAGAAGAAGAACATTGAGCGGTGGTCTGCCCTGGGCATGGACGAGCTTCGCATGCGTGCGGAAGGCGAGTTCACTACGGAAAGCACGCTTATGTACCCCTCGTTCAATCCTGGCGTGCATGTTCTGCGGCGAGAGGATCTACCCGATGGACGGGTTCCGGCCGACTGGACGCGCTATGTTGCAATCGATCCTGGCCACACGGTCCTTGCGTGCGTGTTCGGAGCGGTTCCCCCAGATGAAAAGTTCCTGCTCATCTACGACGAGTTGTACATCCGCCAAGCCAACGCACTGATCTTCGGTGACCATTTCGCTCAGAAAGCCGATGGGCAGAGTTACCGGACGTTCATCATCGACATGCACGGCGGCATGCTCAGAGACTTGGGGTCCGGCCGTTTACCCCATGAGCTTTATTCAGAAGAACTGAAGAAGCGTGGCATTAAGTCTCAGATGAGCGGGTACGGCTTCATCCCCGGGTCGGACGATATCCCGGCCCGCACCGCGCTTGTCCGGCAGATGATGCACATCCGGGGAGACGGGACCACCAGGCTGAAGTTTCTAGACGGTGCCTGCCCAAATCTGATGCGGGAGATCCGCCGCTACCGCAAGAAGACCACAAGCGTCAACGGCCAGATTTACGTGACCGACGAACCGCAGAGCCGCGGCGAAGTCCATGCCATTCAGAGCGTGGAGTACCTCTGCGCGTACGAACCGAAATACCACGCACCACCAAAGACCTATGGCCCCGATCCATGGTGGGTGCGTTACCTAGCGGATAAACGCCGCAGGCAGCAGGTGTCCGAAGACAACTGCATAGTTCTCGGGCCAATGGGGAGTAGACGATGAGTGAATATACAATGCCGACAGCTGAGCTTGGTGACTGGGTACTGTTCCGCGCCCATGAGGGCGCGGAGACTGTCCCGGCTGTGGTGACTAAGGTAAGCCAGCGAACCCTTACCCTGTGGGCCTTGGCTCCCGGGTACGGCGGGAATGAGAAGCCCAGCGTCCACCATGTCAGCGACCCGGGGGTAAGCGAATTTCCGGCCTGGAAGGACTACGGCTACTGGGAGCATAAGCCCCAGAAGAACGCCATTCTGTCGGAAAAAGTAGCTCTTTTGGAGCGCAAAGTGGCCGACTTGGAAGCCCGCAGGGGCAAGTAGGGACACTAACTAGTAGGAGTCTCCATGCCGCCTAAAGCCGTGTTTGATGTTGCAAAAGCCGCCGCCCTTCACGCCAGCGGTCTGTCGCTGGCGGCGGTAGCCCGTCAGCCGGGAATGCCTTGCGCCAAAACCCTGGAAACGCATCTGAGGGAAATGGGCTACGAGGTTTGGAAGGGACGCCGGAAATTGGATGGAGTAAGCAAGGACAGGCTGTACGACTTGCACCACATCCAAGACCTATCAGCGTCAGCGATAGGCGAGATATTCAATTGCAGCGGCAGCGTAGTGAGAAGGAGGCTTGTGGAGCTTGGCATCCAGAAGGGGGCAGGCAACCACCGTTCCGCGACCGGACCACTGCACTGGAGTTGGAAGGGCGGAAGGCATATCGATGCGCGCGGCTATGTGCGCGTGCGTTGCCCCGGCCACCCAAACGCCAGCAAGTCCGGCTACGTTTTAGAACACCGCAAGGTAGCTTCCGACGCAATTGGAAGGGCGCTGCTTGCCGCAGAGGAGGTGCATCACATCGATGGTGACAAAACCAACAACAGTCCTAGCAATCTGATTGTTGTCCCCAGCGGAAAGCACCAGCGGCTGCACGCCGATGTAATGCGAGAATTGCAGGCTTTGCGACAGGAAGTGTTGCGATTAACTGAAAGGGCCGCTGCAGTCCAGCCTTCGTCAGTGCCAAATAGCTCCAATCCGCAAACAGCAAACTGGAAGGTGATCGGATGAGCTTGGACAAGCCTTTGCGGCCTATAGTGATGCGCTGGCAGGAGTGCATCAAAAATGCTCTCGCCCACAAGCGTCCGTTCACAGAGGACGCTGACGAGGCGATGAATTTCTTTGCGGGCGACCCAGACTTTATGTGGAAGGATGGGTATGCCCGCGGGGAGCGGGGTTACAACAAGGGGATGACTCCACCGGCTTTCCGCATGCAGGTCAACCGCGTGTGGGAGGCCGTCCGCTTGTTTACGGCAGTCATCCATCACCGCAACCCAAACCGCGCGGTGACCCCCAAGGACTATCCCATCATTGGGCCAGCCCTCCTTGGCATCCAGCCCCAGCCTCCCGTGCCAGCCATGGGGCCGGACGGTCAGCCAATCATTGGACCGGATGGCCAACCGGTGATGATGCCAGACCCTGGTATGCAAATGTACCAGCAGGGTCTTCAGCAGCAGCAGATGATGCTGGAGAAACGGAAGCTCGTCTCCCGGTTGTTGGAAGACTATTTGAACTACACGCCCAATGAATTGGACCTCAAAAAGCACTCTCGCAAGGTGGTTGAGGAAGCGTTCATTAAGGGGGCTGGTGTCTGGTGGCATGAGCTTTATTCTCCCCCAGGCTCGCAGACCAAGATGGCCGGGAGCTTCTACGACTCCATCGACAATCTGGTCTGGGATCCCGATGCCGATGAGTTTGAGGATATCCGCTGGGCTGCGAGGAAGCGTGTCCAGCCTGTGGACGAGGTGGCTGCGAAGTTCGGCCTGTCCCGTGAAGACCTCAAAGGTCACATGGAAAGCTACTCATCCCGCGGCGACAACAATGAGCGGGGCTTTGAGTACAAGAAGAAGATGGGGAAGACCAACGACCTCATCATCTACTGGGAGATCTATTCCAAGACGGGATTTGGCGACCGGCTGAAGAACTCTGACAAAGACCTCCGCGGCAAGTTCGATGCGTTCGGTCCCAACTGCTACATCGTTGTGGCAGAGGGAATCGACTTCCCATTGAACATGCCAGAGCAGATGCTCCAAGAGGAAGTGGACGATACGGGTGTTCCGCAGGCCATGTTTATGGCGGCGCAGTGGCCGATCCCCTTCTGGGCAGAACCCAATGGCTGGCCGTTCACCCCGCTCGTCTGGCACGGCAAGCCCGGGTATAGCTGGCCGATTAGTATTATCCGCCCAGGTATTGGTGAGCTTCGATTTATTAATTGGGCAATGTCATTTCTTGCCACGCGCATCTCCATCAGTTCGCAGGTGCTGATCGGTGTCGCTAAGTCAGCAGACGAGAACCTAAAAGCCAAGATCCTGGAGAAAGACGAAGGTGGCTTTAAGATCGTAGAAATCTCTGAAGCTATTGGTCGGTCGGTCAACGATGTGATTTCGGTATTCCAGATGCCCGGTGTCACATCGGACATGTACCAGATCATCTCCGAAGTGACCGCGTTGTTCGACCGGCGAGTGGGTTTGACAGAACTCATTTACGGTATGACCAGAAATTCTTTCAGGTCAGCTGCAGAAGCGACCGTGAAAGCTGAGCAGATTTCGGTCAGGCCAGATGACTATGCAAATATCTTGGAAGACGCTTTGTCTCTGGTCGCCCGCAAGGAAGCTCTCCTTGCCCGCTGGTTGATCGGCCCGCAGGACGTTGCGCCTCTCTTGGGTCCGATGGCGGCGCAGGCGTGGCAGATGCACGTACAGGGCGAAGACCCGGATTCGATTGTGCGGGAGTATTCCTACCGCGTCGAAGCTGGTTCGGTGAAGAAGCCCAACGTCGCCACGCGCATTGAGAACATCACCAATGCCATGCAGATCTTGGCTCCGATCAGTCAGGGTTTGCTGCAGGCCGGAAAGCCGGAACTGTTCAACGCCCTTTTGGAAGACTGGGGCAAGGCTATGAACGTCGATGTGAGCCGGTACATGGTTCCGCCTCCCCCGCCACCTGGTCCTCCACCAGGACAGCAGCAGCAAGGACCGCCCCCCGAAGGACAGCCCAATGGAAATCCCGGTTGAAGTTAAACGCGCTGGCGAGGAAGCCATCGCCACGTACAAGCGCGCCCTGCCCTACGGCGAGCGATGGGCCGCTATGGTCGCCACGCAAACGCCCCCCGGCACCAAGGGCACCGACCGGGCTTTTATGCAGGGCCGGATGAACAACCAGCAACTGGACGATATGCCCGTTCGCCAAGCCAGGTACGTAGCCGCGGAAGCCAAGAGCGCCGGGATCAACATTTCTGGCAAGCATTACGTTGGCGGGTTGGCCGACAAGCGAGGCTGGCGGGATCCCGAAGCCTGGGTGTCAAACAACGACGATGTCCTCAAAGTCGCCCACAAGCGCCGCCTATCAGTGGCTGGCACAGTGAACTACGACCCCGGTCCTGCGGATCCCAAGCGGAAGCTGATCAGTGAAGCGATTGTCAGGGAAGCGGTCGCCAAGGAGAAGCGGCTGAACCCTTCTGCCAAGGTTGGCGATCTCAGGGAGAAGGTGATTGAGAAACACGCCTATCGGGTGAAGGGGCGTGGGGTATGAGCTACAAGCTCGTCCAATTTCGACGCGGCACGGCGGCAGAGTGGGCGGCAACCAACCCCATTCTGGCTGCTGGCGAAATTGGATATGAGCGTGAAATCCCCGCGGCAAGCGAGGAATCCACAGACACCTTCAGTTATAGCGACGGATCCTACAGTTCCGGGGCAATAAAGATAGGGGATGGTGTGACGCGGTGGAGCGACCTCCCCTACCTCCTCACCTCTCTCAGGCTGGCCGTGCCGTCAACCGCGCTTACAGTCACTTCATTCAGTGACGTTGACATCAAAAATATCCAAAATGGCGATGTGCTGCGCTGGTCAAACGGGAAGTGGTCTAACTACCCAGAGCTAACGCTTTTGGACGGGGGGAATTACTGATGGCAACAATTCGCATTAAACGACGAGCAAGCGGCGGCGGCGCGGGCGCACCCAGTAGCCTTGCCAATGCAGAGTTGTGCTACAACGAACAGACGAATGTGATGTACTATGGAACGGGCACCGGTGGCACCGGAGGCTCGGCAACTAGTATTATTGCGGTAGCAGGAAGCGGTGCGTTCGCTACCACAAGCTACGTGGACAGTGCCGTCTCTGGGGTAAACGTCTCCAGCCAACTTGCAAACTACGCGCCGCTTGCTGGCGCATCATTCACGGGTAACGTGACGGTCGGCGGAAACTTGGTGGTCAATGGTACGACCACCACAATTTCGTCAACCACTTTGTCCGTTGCAGACAAAAACATTGAACTGGCCAAGGGCAGTACGACTGACGCAGCTGCAGACGGCGGCGGCATCACCTTGCACGGCACTGGTGATTACACGCTGAACTGGGTATCAGCCACCGCGTCTTGGACGAGCAGTGAACACTTCAACATCCTGACAGGCAAAAGCTACAAGATCGCAGGGACGAACGTCCTGTCAGCTACGGCACTTGGCTCCACGGTCGTTGGCTCGTCTTTGACCAGCGTGGGCACGTTGACCAGCGGAACCTTGGGCAGCGGTTTCACCACCGTCTCTGTAGCTCTTGGTGGCACGGGCCTGACCTCTGCGGTGAACGGTCTGCTGAAGGGTAACGGCACAACGACATACAGCTTGGCAGTGGCTGGAACAGATTACTTGGCCCCCGCGTCCGATATCGATGGGGGGACGTTTTAGTGGCCACGGTACGCATTAAGAGATCGAATACGGCCTCGGCGGTTCCCGCGTCTCTCAGCGATGGGGAAATAGCGGTCAATCAGCAGGACGGCAAGCTGTACTACCGCACTGCGGCCGGTGGCGTTGCATCGCTAATTTCGTCTTCCACGGCTTCGATTGTGGAGTATGCCACCACTGCCAGTTTCCCCAGCACCGGCGTTGAGGCGACCTTGTACGTGGCAACTGATACCGGCAAGGCGTATCACTGGATCAACAGTGCCGTCTATGTGGAGTTCGGCCCGTTCGGTAGCCCAGGTGCGACGGGCGCTACTGGTGCGACGGGCGCTACTGGTGCGACGGGTGCCGCTGGTGCGACGGGTGCCGCTGGTGTTCCCAACTATTCCTTGGTCTATGCACTGAGTTAACTTATGGCTAACCCCAATCTCGGCACCACCACTTCGACCTACGCCAACAACTCGCTGGTGTCTCTCACTGCGACCACGGACACACTCTTGGCATCCAATGCCGCGTCCAGCGGGAAGGTGTTCCTAGTCGATAGCATTATCGTATCCAACACTAGTGCGGCTGGGGCAGATATCACCGTCACCATGTACGCCGCGGCCACCAACACGGGCACGGCCTACAGGATAGCCAACACCATTACGGTGCCTGCCAAGTCCACTCTGGTGGTGGTTGCCAAGAGCAACGGCGTAAGCATCAAAGAAGCTCAATCCATCTATGCCGCGGCTAGCGTTGCCAGCGCATTGGTGGTGACCACGTTTTGGAAAGAGTTCGGATGAGCCGTCGCAAACTCACTGTGGACAACAACGCGCGCTTCAATGCCGGATCCAGAAGCGGTGCGTATTCGGTGGAGAATCATCCTGACGATGACGGCGTTGTCGGCAACTTGCCTTTCATCCCGTTGTGGACCGGAATCCGTGAGGCGGGCAATATCTTGGAAGCATATCCTTCGCCATCCGGTTTGATCGGCTCGTTCTACTTTGGTGACCTTCTACCCTACAACTGGAGTTAACAATGCCGCTGCCGGATCTTGCTAGGCCAGCGCGTGTCGAAGCCCGCCTGTCGCTCACCAAGCCAATCGACGCATCAACGGCTACCGTTCTGACCTGTGCGGCAAACACCACGCTGCGATTGCGCACCATGTATGTCACCAATCAAACTGCATCCGCGCAGACGTTTAACCTTAATTTTGTTCGCAGTGGCGTAACGTATCCTTTGCACTCGGGCGTCTCCATTCCCGCAAAGAATCTGTTTAATGCGACCACAATTGACGATGCGGTCTACTTGGAGCCTGGTGACTCCCTGCAATTTGCGCAGGCTGCGACAACCGCCAACAACCTCACGCTGTTCGTTTCATACGAAAGCATTACCTAATGCCCAAGCTGAATTACGGGTTTAAGGGAAGTTCATTGACGGCCGCGCAGGCGGTAGCTGCGGGGGCTGTGTCAACGTCGCAGGACTATCAATACATTGTTCAGCTGGGCGCTGTGACCCCGCTGACTGCCCCTAGCGCACCGACAAGCTTGTCTGCCACACCCGGCAATGCGCAGGTTGCCCTGAGTTGGTCGGCCCCGTCATCCGCTGGCAGCAGCGCCGTGACCGGCTATCAGATTGTGTATGTCGCTGACGATGGCACAGAAGTGACCGCAACCACTGGCGGGACTAGCCAGACAATCACTGGCCTTACTAATGAGACTTCCTACACTTTTGTTATCACGGCGGTGAATGCTTCTGCAGGTGCTGGTTCCCCGGCCAGCGTGAGTGCTACGCCAAGCAGCATCACAGTGCCGGATGCTCCGACTGGGCTGTCAGCAACCGCGGGCAACGGTCAGGTGACGCTAGCCTGGACCGCTCCCGCTAACAACGGTGGGGCCAGCATTACCGGTTACGCAATCACGTACTCTGGCGGAACGATCAATACAGGTGGCACAACTTACACAGTTACTGGTTTGACCAACGGTACGGCTTATTCGTTCTCCGTTGCGGCCATCAACTCCGTAGGGACTGGAACAAGTAGTTCTTCGGCCACCGCCACGCCAGCTTCTGCGCCAGCCGCGCCGACATCACTCACTGCCACAGCGGGCAACGCACAGGTTTCTTTGACATGGACTGCGCCCAGCAACAATGGCGGCAGTTCGATCACGGACTATACGGTGCAGTATTCTTCAAACAGCGGCAGCAGTTGGACGACTTTCGGCCGTACCGCATCGACCACGGCGAGCCAAGTGGTGTCATCGTTGACCAATGGCACGGCGTATGTCTTCAGAGTCGCAGGCATCAATGCGAATGGCACTGGCGCCTTCACGGCGGCCAGCAGTTCGGTGACGCCCATTAGGTCTACTGACGCCTATTTTACAAATGTCTCTCTGTTGCTACACGCCGACAATAACGGCAGCTCGTTTGTCGATTCGTCTGGATCAGCCAGGACGATTACGGCGTCTGGAAACGCAACGCAGTCTGCCACGCAATCCAAGTGGGGCGGAAAGAGTATGTATCTGAGCACGGCTGGCGATTACGTCTCGGCACCATCCAGTTCCGCCTTTGACTTCTCAGGCGATTCCGTGATTGAGGCGTGGATATATCCCACTGATATGTCTGGCACCAAATTTATTTGTGGAACGCATGGGGCTGGGGCGTCTGGAGGAAGTGATGGCAAGGCCGTATTGTATTTTTCCGGTTCCGGGCAGTTGGCTCTGAGTAAGGCCGGTGTGAACGAGGTGGCTTCGTCATTAGGCGTGATTACAACAAACGCATGGCAGCACGTCGTAGCTGTCAAAAGCGGCAGTAGTTGTTATTTGTATGTGAATGGTACGCGAGTGGCAATCGGTTCCGCGAGTTATGCGTGGTCAACAGGAACTGATTCGTTTGGCGTTGGACGCAGTGGTTATGGCTCGCAGTACACATTTACTGGTTACATCGACGACGTGAGAGTGACTGTCGGAACAGACAGGGGGTTCACAGGCTCCACCATCACAGTTCCAACGGCTGCGTTCCCTGACGCAGGCCCGATGTTTGCACCAACCTCACTAGCCGCAACTGCTGGCAACGCGCAGGCATCGCTGACTTGGACGGCCCCGTCATACAGCGGCGGGTCTTCGATCACCGATTATTCTGTGCAATACAGCAGCAACAGTGGATCTAGTTGGAGTACGTTCTCTCGCACGGCATCGACCACAACCAGTCAGGTAGTCACCGGGTTGACGAACGGCACGGCGTATACGTTCCGCGTGGCGGGTATTAACAGCGACGGCACGGGGCCTTACAGCAGCACCACCACCGCAACACCAACGGCAGGAAGCAGTGTTTCCTTTTCCGGCAGTGTGGTTGTATCCGGGGCCAATGCACCAACAGTCAGCGGCGCTGGCACTTCAACGCTCACGTTCACCAAGTCAAACGCCAATACATGGGCAGACAGAGTTGGCTTTACCGTTCCCTCTGCTTGTGTGATCACATGGACTCCCGGCGCTGCTTCTCCAGCATCCTATAGCAGCCCTGGTGGCAGCTCAACCGGTTACATATACAGTGCGTCTAGCAATACGTTGTTCAATCAACTTCAAAAAGACGGCACTTATAACTGCGCCAACGGTCGGTATTGGGCCAACCAACCATGGGCTATGTATTTGCCTGCGGCTGGCACGTACTATTTTGAAGGACAGTCTCGGGCTTCTGGAACAGTTGGGACACTTACGATCACCAGTGCGTCCACAATAACCTCGCCAATTTCTGTGTCGGGATGGACGCAAAGCGGCCTTCTGTGGTCAAAAAATACAACATACGGCAGTGCTGCCTCAGTAACGGTATCAACCAAGTCAGCGGTATTGCTAGCTACTGGGGGATTCGGTGCCAATTTAGTTACGTCTTTCCCGTTTACGGTCTATGGTCCTCCGACATACCAAACGCTGGAGAAAGACGGATCATACCATACCGGTGGTTATACTTTTATTATGATCTTGCCTGCCGGAACGTATTCTTGGGGTGGGTTGTTAACGCAAACGCCTAGTTACTTTGTCGCCGTTCCAATCGCATAAGGATATACAGCGCTATGAAAGGCGCAAAAATCACCCTGCCTAACGACCGCCGGTTTGCCCTTGTGCCGCGTTCTGGCAGCTATTCAATCATCTGGCAAGCCATCCCAGAAGATGCCCGCACTCCCGGCGGCGAGTGGCATCCGATCAACGCAACTACGCAAAGTATCGGCTCGCCCCTCCAAGAGGATGAACCTGCCGAAGGGTTGTGCTGTCTTGTGCGGGATCCTGTGGAGCGGTTCCGATCCGCGTGCGCACGCCGCAAAACAACCGTGGAAGAAGGGTTGCAGCTTCTTCAAAGTGACGTTCACTTCTGGCCATTGGATGACATGGGGTTGCTGCAGGATGGCGTGACCCATTTCCGTTTCCCTGACCAGTTGGACGCCTGCGCGGACTGGCTGGGCCTGCCGACTCCCGTGCCACAGTTAAACGCCGAAGATGACGCTGGCAAGCCAACGCTCACGGAAGAGCAGGAGGCAGCGATCCGCACAGCCTACGCTGCGGACATTCTGAAATGGGAGTCCCTCCAAGGATAAGCTATGGCAATCACG